TATCGACTCTTTCTTCATGCATGAATCTAGCTAGTGAGATGTTGTATGCTATTGGGTCAATGTCTGTGATGCCCAACAAGTAGCACACTAAAGAACTGCCAGCGGAACCTCTGATCACGTGTGGAATATCTCTAGTCAGATCTAATATCTCTTTGACTTGCAAAAACACTAGAGCGAAGTTTCTATTGCGTATCAATGTCAATTCTATGCGTAATCTCTCTTTGTATCTTGGATCTTTTGGCATTTTTCTGATGAACTTGTTGATCAATCTGCCTAGCATGAGTGGTCCTATACACTTGTACATTGTGGTTATAATATGTACTCATGCAAAACAGTGAACCTCCAATGTCGTTAAGCTTCTTGTGATTGATCTGCTATTCTTTTCCCAATCCAGCGCATGACAGGGACAGCCATCGAATTACCTAATGTCCTATATCTAGGACCGTCAGGACAAGCATTTGCTGGCTTACCTTTCCAAGGAATGGCAGTATATTGATCGGGAAATCCTTGGAGGCGTTCCCATTCTGTAGGCGTGAGACGACGCACGGTGGTGATGGCGTTGCCTTGAGAAGCGACTAAATGTTCTCCTCTAGAGGACGGGACTCCTCCGCTGCCACCGCTTCTAAGGCAGTTAGCAACATCTGCGGCATAGCCTTGCGTTTTTTTCCTACTCGGCGTAGGATTCCGGCGCACGCTTTCGGATTCAAATAAAACCTTGGCGGCACTTCTTGTGTCTCTAATATGTCCGACAACGAACACACGTCTGCGTGTTTGGGGAACTCCGAACCATTGAGCGTCCAAGATTCTGTAGGCCCACCCATACCCCAATTGCCCCAATGCTCCGACAAAGGTACCAAAATCCCTTCCGCTGTTGCTCGACAAGACTCCAGGGACATTTTCCCAAATGATCCATTGAGGTCTGAAACTTTCAATGATTCCAAGAAAGGTAAGCATGAGATTACCTCTTGGGTCTTCAAGACCTTTTCGCAATCCTGCGACGGAGAAGGACTGGCAGGGAGTTCCTCCGACCAAGAGATCAATTGTTCCGAGTCTTTCATGATCCCACTCCTTATATCTCGTCATGTCGCCAAGATTTAGGATTTCTGGGTAATGATGAGCCAGCACGGCAGAAGGGAATGCGTCTATCTCGGAGAATGCTATTGGGGACCATCCAAGTGGATGCCATGCAACTGTTGCAGCTTCAATTCCAGAACATACACTTAAATAATGCACAGTTTATGTCCTGATTTATTTTTTGGAATATTTTTCGACTATGTCTTTACCTAATATTTGTATTGCGTCGCTTGGTTGGAATCTAACTATCTCTCTTATCTTATGCAAATTATTACCAAATCCGTGGACCTCATCGTCTTCAAATGTGACTTGTTCTACATATTGGTAGTTATGTTCATAATAAGGTTCTTCCAAAAACTCGTACAATTTCTTCATAGTGTTCTTAGGATCTTTAGTAAGATTTTCATAAGGCAGTATGAACATCCTATCGCCGTATCCTCTGTCAAATGCATCTTTAATTCTATTCAGCGTTAATCCAACTAATTGATCTGGTTGCATCCAATAATCACATCGACCTTCTATCGTTTGCATTTTTATGTAATTTTTAGCTTCGCCAGGGGGTTGTTTATCTTTGGTAGTTTCTCTATAAATTTTTTCTAGCGATGATAAGATGTCCGGGATAGGTCTTACATTGACCACTACCTTGGCTTTTTCTCCGATTAATGACTCTATCATTTCTAAGTAGGCAAGCCAACTACGGCTCTTATCGAATATAATATCCTTGTCTACACCTTGATAATAGGCTGCTAATACAGCTTTCATTACATTAAATTTAGCAACTGGTAGTGGGTGTGCTCTGTGTTCGACTAACTTATCCCAGTTATTTCTCACACTGAATATAGTATCCAGGCATCCGCTAGTGTGAGTGCTATGGAATCTAGGATTTTGTGCTAAAATGTTACAGAATAAAGTCGATCCACTTCGTGGTAATGATGACACGAAGTGGATCTTTTTTGTCAAACCGTTAAACATTAGATTAACTTCTTCTTAGTTCCATAAGCGATTACTGCAGCTGTGATCGCTTCTATGGCGGTGGCGATTTCTGGAGTGTCAGCTGCTTCTTTAAATACATCGAGATTCATGTTTACTTGAGCGTTATCATTATCATTAGGCATTAAAACCCATCCAGCAGCTGTTTTAGCAGCTCTTTGGATAGTGATATTCAATGGAGACCTGGTGGCGTTTGTGCTACTAAGCATTTTGACCACCATCCACTTATCATATACGATACTAGCCGCTGCCGGAGCTACTACTGGAGCCGTTGCGTTGATCTCAGCCATGTCTATCTCCTTAAGTAAAAATTAGTGTCTGTAACCATCTAATCATGGGGAAACTGGGTTTTCGACAAACAAACCCTTCCAATAGAAGCGACCGATTAATGTCGCCCCCGTACCAGCTGTTGATACCGAAGCATAAAGTTGGTCATGTCCACTATAATCGTCCAAAGCCGTAAAACGAGCTCGAGTATTTACATCTGTCAATTCTGTGGTTAAAGTATCGGTTATATAGCCATCTGTATTACCTACATAACCGAAGTTAATAGTCGGCTGCACCGTGACAGCATTATATGAGTCAATTATAACACCAACTTCTTCTATATAAAACTTCCCATTAACTGTCACGCTCTCTTGACATGTTTCTAACAGACTTCGCGATTTGGACATTATTACCACGCTAACGCCAAAGCTGTTATCATTGTTCTTATATTGGTTTACGATTGGCTGGGCGATAACCACTGTGTCATCTTCTCTTGCAACAGCTTCATACCCAATGGCAACAGAATTAATTCCATATGCGCCATTGTCAGTGCCAATGACAATAGAACGTTCCCCGTAAGCCTCGTTGGCCACACCAAAAGCAATAGCCCCAGAAGCCATAAATGTGTCGTTCCCACTCCCGATACAAGTACATCCCAGTCCTCCGGCAGAGTTACTGTAACCAATAGCCGTTGAATAGCTGCCTACTTCATTCCGGCTACCTACAGCAGTAGAATAATCGCCATAAGCTCCGTTGCTGTATCCTGCCGCTATTGATCCGTAACCAGTGGCAGTGTTATTGGACCCTACTGCGGTAGAATCCTCACCAGTTGCTTCATTTTCTGAGCCAAGAGCACTAGCGTCATAGTCGCTAGCATAATTTTTGTGACCGAATGCCACTGATTGTGAGCTTTCTGCTAAGTTGCGGTAGCCAAAAGCGCTGGCTCCCCAATTCCCATCTGCTCTGTTGTCATACCCATATGCACTATTTCTAGTACTTTCAGCGTAATTATCGACGCCGACCGCACTGCTTTGATAAGAACTACCTAAATAACTACCTTCGCCGATTGCTAGTCTTACACCGCCAAAAGCGGCATAAGCACCCTCATCATTGTTAGCAACGTCAAACAAATATTCAGCCAACTGCTGAAAAGTGAGACGGCGCGTGTTGACGCCAGCTGAATCTTCGATGGGAATCACAAAGTCGCTTGTCACTGCGTCGGAATTGATAGTATCTAACTGATAGATTCTGGCCATGCTTTGACCTCCTAGTAAATGAGTGATATTTTAATTTTTTACCACAAAATTTGCAAAGCATATTATCTTTGCATTTTAATTTAAACATATATCTTTAAATTCCGTATTCTATGCTGCGCCACCTCGGCTCCACATCGAGCCGCTACACCATAGAAAGGGTTAGACGCTATATTTCGCACTGATAAAGAATCGTCTGCAACGAGTACTTGAACGCCATTAATATAAACCGTAAAAATCTGATTAAAATACACTATTTTCATCGACCTCCAAGTAGCATTCCCTAACCCTCCGTAAGACACACTGTTGATTAATATACCATTAAACCATACAGCGACTTCATTATGAAACTCACTGCAAGAGACCTCATAACCACTAGAGCCGACGTAATCTTCTACTTCCGGTATGCTAGTGTTAAACATATAAAAATAGACAGCGTCCCCCCGACCATCAGCATAAAATTCATATTCAACAGTTAACCTTTTGTCGGTTGGTAGCAAGGGACTTGAAGCGTTATTGTAATCAATAGCTCCATATGTGTTTGTCACCTTAGAAGTTAAATGAACATATTCCGGTGAAGGTGGGTTATATACAGCGCTCCCAAACAAGTCACCTATTAAAAGACTACCATCCATTGGTTCATCGATTAAAAATTCTATGGCGGTCGCTTGATGCGTAACGCTAAGGCTGTTATTAACTGTCAGTTGCACATTGTATTCACCGACCGCAGCATATACATGGTTAGGATTTTGAAGCACGCTAAAATTACCGTCTCCGAAGTTCCAT